GAAGGGAGAACCACCAGAACCATCTCGACCGCTTCCGCCACCGCCAGCGACAACTAAGTATTCAACAGTTGAAGTTATATTTGCTGGTGTAATGCTATTAGATGCCGCACTTGCTGGGCCAGCGCCATAAGCATTTATTGCTACCACTGTAAATGTGTAGGCTGTACCCGCAGACAAACCGCTAACAGTGACCGGAGAAGATGTTCCTGTGCCTGTAATGCTACCGGGCGATGAGATAACCGTGTACCCAGTGATCGCCCCACCACCTACGTTAGAAGGCGCTGTAAACGTTACAGACGCAGACAAGTTTCCCGCAGTTGCCGTACCAATGGTAGGCGCATCAGGTACTTTCAAACCGTTATAGGAAGCGGTAATGAACCCGCCTTGGTAGCGTTGGGACATCTTCTACCCCGTTTAGCTAATAACTTCGTATGAGATGCTGTATGTGATACCGCTGGCCGTGCCTGATGTAACAATAATTGATGAACCTTCCATCAAATACACGGCTGTAGTTTTGTCCACAACAATCAGTGAAGCATCGGCAGGAACAGACACTGTAGACACGATTGGGAAAGCTGTACCACTAGATGGAGCAGAGCCTTGAGCTACAGCACCGTTGGTATAGATAGCCACTGTGGTATCCACTGCCGCAGAGCCATTCACATTAGCCGCAACAATCTGGTTGATCTTGAAGACCTGACCGCTAGAAGCAGCGTTGGGAACCAAAACCACTGCGGTTGTTGCGCTAGGTGTGAGGTATGTAGTTGTGCCTGACGCTGTGGTCGCGGCGAAAAGATTTGGATTTGCCATGATAGTTCCTTAAAAGCCAAAGACCAGCGCGATGGCTGTTGCCCTCGCTTGAGATACACCAGATGCCGCAGGTGCAGCAGATGTCCACGTAGTGCCGTTAGACACTAAAACATTACCGTTTGTGCCGGGGGCTACAAAACTGGGCGTTGATGCACCATTACCCAGAATTACGTTGTTAGCCGTTAAAGTGGTTAGACCTGTACCACCTTGGTCAACACCAAGAGTTCCAGTAGACACCAAGTTTTTGCTTGCGTCTGTAAAGACGGGCTTGCTGGCTGTCAGTGAAGAATCAATGATGTCATTGGCAGTCAGCGTTGTGCCGTCAAAGGTCAGGTTAGCAGAAGCGCCAAATGCTCCAGAGTTGTTGTACTGAACTTGAGTGTTAGAGCCTGCTGGCAAACCACCACCCACATTAACAAAGTTAGTGCCGTCCCAAGCCACAATAGCCCGTGTACCCGCAGGTACAGTAACGCCCGTTCCAGTTGTGCCTTGGACAATGATTGACTGGGTGCTAGACGTTTTGTTGATAACAACGTAAGTCTTAGACTGGGCTGGAACCGTGATGGTTCGTGTAGCTGTGCCGCCTGCTGTCCACAAAAGAACTGCGTACTGGGAGCTATTAGCCGTCAGACCCGTGCTTGCCGCTGTACCCGTAGTCAAAGTCAGCGTGATGTTTGCATCAGTGGAGATTGTCTGTGTACCAGCAACGGCAACGTCAACGATTTGAGAAATGGCATTGTTAACCGTATCGCCCCAAGTACCAGATAAGGTTCCTGTAGTCGGTAGGGTCAAGCCAATTAGCGAGGTATTTGCCATCTATAGCTCCTACTGTGTAGAAATTTGTGTCCAACCGGGCGATTCCGTTGTATCCACAGCAGCCCAGCCCGGTGTTTGCGGATTGCTGATATTTTGCCATGTAACGCCTTGTGTGTCATCAATAATTTCCCACAAGTATCGCCCACCATTTGTTTCTGTTATTGCCATCGTTTCCGACCGGCTTACTTGGTAGTTTGCACCACCATCGTTTGTATCCGTGATTGCCGCAGACTCAGTTAAAAACTCTTGGTAATACGTTCCTACAGTCGTTCCCTCTTCAATAGCCATCGACTCTACGATGGTCATAATCAGCACAGCCACCTGTGCTTCTGCTATTGCAATCGACTCCGATATATCACCTAAGAATGTAGCAACCGCTTCCTCTACACTCACAATTCCCAAAGAATCCGACACGCTCTCGTTGTAACTTGTTTGCGCGGCCTCATCATCCGTTATGGCCTGAGACTCTGCTACGCTTTCGTTGTAGCTGGTTATCGCCGCATTTGCGTCAGCAATAGCCATTGTTTCAGTTACAGACCCCACAAAGTTAGCAACAACAGACTGGTCTTCAGCAATAGCGGCAGATTCATCAACTGCCACATTCATCGTCAGAACTACAGTCTGAATATCCTGAATGCCTTCTGTTCCATTCCACGAACCAGAGCCCCAAGCGTCTTGACCCCACGTAGTGCCGTTTGTCAACGACTCTTCAATACTTACCTCAATCAACAACCCAGCCGCAGGTGAATCAGCAAGTAGGGCGGTTTCTGTAACGCTCACAGGGAAAGTTTCTCCCCCGCCCCATGCGTTCTCACCCCATGTGCCGTCACCCCAAGCTAACGCCATATCAAGTCAGTGTTAATGTGTATGTAACTGCAATTGTGTCGCCGTTAACAACAGCCTTAGAACTAGAGAAATCACCCGCAGAGAACAGTGTTCCTGTGGTGTTATCGATTGTTGCAGAACCACCAATGTTGATAAAGCAACCCGCCACAGTACCTGTGCTGGTCATAGAAAATGACACGGCAGAAGACGTAGCCTTGCTAGAAGCAGCGGCGGCAGAAAAAGATGGTGTAGGACGGCTACCAGAATATGCAGGAGCGTTAGTGCCACCCACTTCTAGCCAGCCTGCGTGGGATGCTTGTGTGTCAGCTACGTTAGCTGAACCCACACCCTTTAACCCCATCACAACTGCGCCAGCGGCTGAGTTACCAAGGATGGTATCCAAGGTCAAGTTCTTACCAACAGTCGTTACCAAGTTCTGAATAGGTTCGTCCCACTTAATAAAGCCATCAATGCTGTAGCAAACAGCATGGTATGTACCATGAATAGCCATCTCATCAGAAGGCGTGGTGTTGTATTTTGTGATTGCTGCTACTTGGTCGGTAGCGGTGATTTTGTCCAAGCTCATGTGAGGCTCCTTAATTAGAACTACGAATTAACGAAGTGGTTGGGCCATTTACTGGCATTGTGATTGTAAAAGTGGTTGTAGATGTCTTGTCAGAACCAAAGTCCAGCACGGCCACAGATTTATTACCCTGAGTTACGTTGTAAATCAAAGCACACCTGGCTGTCAAAGCGGCAGTCCAAGATACATTAGGGAAGCCAACATAGGCCGTATACCCAGAGGATGTTACTGTAATTGGCGTCAAAATAGACCCACCAGCTGAGTAACCAGATGCCACTACTTCATTCGTAGACGAGTAGATCGTGGTTGCTTCGTTTAGATCGGCGCTGGCCGTGTACAAAGCAATCTTGATAACGTCTGTAGTAAGGTCGTGAATACCTTGGTACAGCTCCGCCTTGAAGCTTGTGGTCTGGGTCTGAACAATACTCATGAGACTGCAACCCTAACTTGGCCATCGCGGTATGCGTCAGCCCTTTGTTTACCATCACCCAAGTTCTTGAGAAGCGCCATAGCCTGAACATAACGCTCTTGATACAGCTTATACATTCCATCTTCGGGCGAACTCTTCATGTATGTACCGGCCTCAGACAGAGTTCCATACAGCAATGCAGAGTCAAAGTTATCACCCAGCCATGTGGTCAAGGCAGTGACAATAGACTCTGGGTAGTAATAGTAATGCAGTTCTGCGTTGTAATTTGCGTTTGGCGTAGGGCCAAGAATGAATGACAGCTCATTAACGTTGGCTGACTGGGGGCCAAAGATGGCATAGTGACGGGGTTCTGAAACCTGTGCGCTCAGTGGATATGCCTCGCGCATGAAGTTCACATCTTTATTCAAAAGGTACAAATAGTCGCCTTGGAACGCAACCGCGCCATTCACTGTACCGCTATTAGCCACTGTTAATGTGATTGTGGTTCCGCTGATGCTACGAACAATGGCGTTAGTGCCAATGTTTGTGCCTGTGACCTGCTGACCTACAGCAATACCTGTAGCACTGGCCACAACAATTGTATTGGCAGCAGATGTACCAGTCGCTGTTGTTGCGTTGTACGGGTAGATAGCAAGGCTGTATGTCGAGAGAAAATCCTCTGGACAGGCTAAGTACTTATTGCCGGTTGACAAAACGCCCGTGACATTCTTACGCAAGTTGGCAATTTG